AGTATTTCTGTTTGCAAGGTTGTCGGTAATTCTTTGAATTTCCGATTCCAGATCTCTGATTTGTCTCTGACATCCAGCGATCTTAACATTGTTTTGAGAAATGCCATGCGTTAGTGTTGTGATCTCCTTCGATAGGGCAGTGAATTGACGCTCTCGCTCTTCCTCCTTTTTAATTGCCTCCTCCAGTTCTTTATACCCGGATTGCAACTCCTTTGCTTTATTTTGAGCGTCACTAATCCTATTTATTCTGAAGGTCTCTTCTATGTCCTGATTACAGGTAGGGCAGACCGTATGATCGCTAAAAAATTTATGTTCCTTAGTAATACTGGATACTTTCTGAGAAATTTTGCCTTTTAGGTTACCATATTGACGCAGTTTTGCAGTTGCCCCATCATAAGTTTCTATCTTCTTTTGAAGACTTAGAAGTTCTCCATTCTTCTCTTCATTAACTCCCATCCAGTCATTTTCTTCTACAAGAAGTTCACCAATCTTTGTTTCTTTGTCCACAATGTTCTGCTTTCCTCTTGCATCTAACTCTTCAATAAATTTTTGCTGCATACGAACTTTATCGTTGAGTGACTCTTTCTTCAATTCAAGAACTTTAATATCCTCTCGCAATAAACGAATCTTCTCTTTGATCACGGTATTCATACTAGAGAAGATACGAATATCAAGAAGATCTTCAATCACTTCTCTACGGGCAGAGTTGGTCAACTGCATAAAGGGGACAAATGTGCTGCTACCAAGAACAACAATCTGTGTGAATGACTTATAGTTCATCTTCAGAACGTTCTGCTCCAACCACCTTTGCTGATCTGACGCGGCAGAAGATTGGTCTAAGAGGTCATCATCTCTCCAAATCTTAAAAATGTTTGGTTTAATACCACGTTGTATTTTCCACTTAGTTCCACTAATACTAAACTCAACCTCTACAACACAATCCTTTTCATTGATAGAGTTGATGAGTTGTGGCTTATTGATCTTACGAAATGCTTTTCCAAACAAAGAAAATGTCAGAGCATCAAGAACAGTTGATTTACCAGAACCATTCGATCCAATAATCAAGTTGGTAGAGTATGCTAAAAAGTCAATCTCACTGAAATGATTCCCTGTGCTCAGAAAATTTTTCCAACGAATATTTTCAAATATAATCATGCTTATGGGTGGGAGGAATTACAACGTCATTTGGAGTGATAATAGTATATTGATATTCATGCAACTCACATGTTTTTATCATAACTTCATCTTCTACTTCGATTACATGCATAGTGGGACTTCCATCCTCTTCAAGCATCATAGCAAATCGAGTTGCATCATCTTCTGCTTGAAAGAGATATAAGATTTGTTCTCCAGCATCATCTTCTACTGAATATGCGCCCTCCTTTTCTTTACCGTAAATTGTTAGTATGTACATTATATCATCTCACATGCTTCTTGATAAGTGCTCCTCATGATATTTTGAATTTTTGATTTGTCTAGATTGATATCAGCATCTTGGATATATCTATCTAATATAGACATCGTATCTTCCGATTCAGATACTTCAAAATCTTCTGCTTCTTGAAGAGTAAAGTTCTCTACAATTTTAAGATCAGCAACTCCAACCTCATAAAGTTTATCAATAAACTTCTCAAAGTCTTTGACACTTGTTTTCTCACGAACAATCACCTTGACAATCTTATTACCATACTCACTCGCATCAAAGAGTTGGTGTGGCGTATCATTGTAGTAAATATTATAGAACATCCTGTAAGGATTATCAACGTGAAAATGATCTAAAGATTCTGTATCAAAAATTGTAAATCCTCTTGGGTCTTCTACATCATTCCAGAACATTTCATAAGGATTACCTAGATAGAAGATTTTCCCGTTATCAGATCTTGTATGGTAATGACCCGAAAATACCCGCTTGTACTTGTTATATAATTCGCTCTCATGACCATGATCCATGACGCAGCCTCGATGAGCTCTAAATCCGTTGAGCTCAAGGTGCCCCATCGCACACTTGCAAGTTGAACTTTGAATAAGTTGATTAGTTTTTTCTTCATTTTCTTGATTAATCCAAGGAATAAAAAGAGTCTTAAGTCTTCCTAACTTAACCTCTGTTGCTTCCGAATATACAGTTACGTTATCATACTCACGAAGAAGAAGATCTACAGCATTCACATTATTAGTATTCTTATAATATGCGGTGTGATTACCTACAATCGTGTGAATATGTATTCCCATATCCTTTAGACGGTCATAATAATTATCCTTTGCCCAGGCAAGCGAAGAGAAGTCAATACCTTTACGACTGTCGAAAGTATCTCCCATATCTACGATTGTAGTAATGCCATTCTCCTTCAGATACGGGAAGAAGATGTCATTATAAAATTTTAGAAAATAATCATGAAACAACTTGGAGTTCTTACGAGCACCAAAATGTTGGTCTGTAATGATTGCAACCTTCATCAACCACGGAGTTTAGAGTGGACGTTATCCTTAATCTGATTATAGTCGCTATAGTTCGATCCGTCAAGAGTATTGTTGTCGTCGAAGACTTCGCTATACCCTGACTTCTCAATAATTTTATTCTTAATATCTAACTGTCTTTTCTCTCGCTGAATACGACGCAGAAAAGCATAATGAATAATCTGAGTGAAATACGCAAAGGGATTCTGGGATTTCTCTGGGTTAAAATTATGTATATACTGAACGCAGTTCTCAATACCATCAGAGATCATATCCTCTTTGAACATGTAGTTCACAAAGTTTGGTTTGAATGATAAATGATTTGCAATCTTCAAAAAACAGTCGCCTATGTAGCGAGGAATAACTGGTTTTGGAAGACCCTTAGCTGCTGCAATCTCTTTATCTTCACGATACTTAATTAATGCTGCAAGGAACTCTTTATTATTTACATAATGTTCCGACCTTTTTCTTCTTGTCATGCCTGGTTGTATCATAAGTTTATCTCATAATATGTATGGATTATACCATTAACTTAAATACTTGACAAGGTATCAAAAGTCCTGTAGACTAACTCTGTTAGGGTTGATTAGATAAACTATAGCTCTTCAGAACTTTTCTTGAATATCTTCTCTAGAAGTTCTTTAGTGTCATTAACTGTTCCTAAGTATCCCATATTTCGACTTAGATCTGCTTCACTACTTCTATTTTTATCCGATCTACGAATATAATCTTGATACATCATGATCATTTCAACATCAGATGATTCAGACATTGTTAGGACATCATCCAATCTAATGATAAACATGTCATCACTGGTTGTCTTTAACCATGGTTCTAATTTATATCCTACAGTGCCACCTCTGGATTTAATTTCATTAATGGTGATTGGATTAGACAATATTAACATTGTTCTATCTTCTTCTTCAGAGGCAGCAACCTTTGAAAATATTTCCTCACCTGATCTTAATTTAATTGTTGCATAAAAGTCGTCTTCCATCATACCTTTAATTGAATAGTGATTATATCATAATTAAACTTTTCTTCGTTATAGATTTTGATCCTTTCTATAAAGTGGTTTAATGTGTAGTTTCGTCTTGACTTGGTAGAACAATCATCTGAGATATCATATAATGTTGCTTTCACCTTTCCTTTTCCTTTTCTAAGAACTCGTCCAATACTCTGAAGATTACGGATTCTGGATTTACTTGGAGAGGCAAAGATAACATTATGGAGGTTTTTAATATTGATACCTGTAGAAAAAGTTCCATAAGATGCGACGATAACTGCCTTGTTTTCTCGCTCAGTTATCTCTCTTACTAATTCTCGTTCCTCAGCATCCACCCCACCATGTACAAAAAATACTTTGTGGTCCTCACTCTTGTTCTTATTTATCTTTTCATAGAGTATAGCACCATGGCTCTCGACTCTCTGGAAAAGCACAAGTGTATTCCCTTTAAGATCAAGTGTTAGATTTTTAATGAAGTTGTTTCTCTGGTCATGTGAAATCAGATATTCTATTTCATCATTATATGTTTCAAATGTTTGTGGTGGATGCTTGAGTATTAGACATTGAATATCTAACTGAGATAAATGTCCCTGTTTCATCAATTCATCAGTTCTAGTGACTTTATATGATGGACCAAACAATCCCTCTAACACCCACTTATGGGTCTGTGTGCCGTCTAAAGTACCAGTGAAACCAAATCTATATTTTGCATGATGAAGTTTAGTCATGATCTGTATCAAAGATTTAGACTTAAATAAATGTGCTTCATCGCCTATAATACAACCATAGTCTTCAAAGAAAGATCTATCAAGTTTGTATACAGATTGCCAAGTCGTAATAGTAACTGGGGCATCATTACTTTTTTCTTTTCCTGAATAGATACGATGGCAATATGAGTCAGCATTCCAACCATAATCCAGAAAATCCTTGTACATCTGCTCTACAAGAGATGTCGTGGGAACAACTAAAAGAATTTTTTCTCCTCTGTCAACGTAATATCTTACGAGAGAATAAATCATCAATGATTTGCCAGAAGCAGTGGGGCTTATCAATAGCTTTCTATTATGCTTTAAAGCTCCGTATACTCCCTCAATTTGATATTTACGTGGAGAGTGAGAACAAATAGAGTTCATGTAGTCTTTTACACCTTCCATAGAGATGTGTTGATTCTCCTCATATGGAGCACCATAGAACTTATTATCTTCAAACTTATAAGTGTATCCGTAGTTCTCACAGAATGAAACAATCTTATCTAACAGACCAACATAGATCTGCTTCGATCTCATATCATATAAATGAATTTCTCCGTTCCAATTTCTACCACGATACTGTGGCATAAACTTTGCATTGGGAACTTCGAACTTAAAGTGGTCTCTAAGTTCATATTCAATATGTGGTTCAGTATTGATTTTTAAAAATACTTCGTTTGATTTTGATATAACAAGATTTGCTGTTGTATCAATCACATAGATCCATTCATCTATGAATATTTATCACATATTATTAAACTGATATTCTAGAATCATTTTATAAAAATTATCTCTCATGGAAATCAAATCTTCCTGCTCTTGAGGGTCTCCACCAGACCACTTATTTACTGCCTGGGATAATCCTTTATGAATCAAACGAACTGCTTGAATATTTACTTCAATTGACCAATATTCACTGTTGTCATCTGTGTCATACATCACCCCAACCCCGCATTAAATCTCATGAACTCAATCGCATTCTTGATTTGATAAGTTCTGTTGGTTACCTGTTTAAGTATACTCTCAATGTATGTGAGCATTGTATCGTAGTAATCAATTTTTAAACAAACAGAAGAGAGTTTCTCATCTGCATCAAGATACTTCTGCATTGTATCTTTATCACGAATCTTTTTTGGAAAGGGTTTTTCTATGTAAACTTCTGGGTCTGCTTTACCGCTAAAATATTCATATCTCTCATGACGGATATTTTTTCTCTGCTGCTCTGCTTTCTTTCTCATTAGAAATATGGTATTATATAACTCAAAGTACTTCGCATGAAGAGTGGGAATATTTGTAGATTCAGTATGTAGATTGTCCATGTCAATCTTGGAATCTTTTTCCCACATTTCTTGAAGTTTATCAAGATCGATCATAAAGGAGTTCCTTGCATATCACATATCGTGTATATAGTATACTTGAAAGATACGTCTGCTGTAAAGTATTCTTGATCGGTTTGAGTAGCATCAAAGGTTAGAGTGGACAGATCATATGGAAATAAATCCTTGAAAAAGATTTGATGTGTAGGAACAAGATTACTTGAAAGAATACTTAAAGTTCCGTCAGAGTAAATATTATCTCCATCATTAGCATATCTTCCAAAGACTTCTGCTTGACTTTCTAAGTCTTCAAACTGATTTAAACTCTCAGGATATCCTAATCCACGAATCCACCTTTGAATTTCCATATAATTTCCAAGATCTTCATCAATCAGAAATCTTAGTTGGAGATCACCAAACTCTATTGTATCTCCTGGAACAGGGATAGGTCTCAAATAGTTTGGTTGAACGGTTACACCCAAAGTCATGTTGGGAATATTAACTTGATTGCAAAAGAAAGCAGCTTGAGGAGATCTACGAAGAGTAAATCTAAATCCAGTAGGATTTAAATAATTTCTATTTTCAATCTGACTTGTTGTTCTTTTTACAGGTTCTCTTCTAATAGGCACTGGTATCAACCTTCATCAACAACAATTGCTCCAGTGAACCCACCGTTTGTTCCATCTTCATTGACAAGAAGTGCAGATGGGTCAGTATCATAAGTTTTTCTATCATCAAAAATATCAGTCCAACGATTATCATCTTTATAATAAACTGTAACTTCTGCAATCAGTGTAGAGGGTTTTTTAATGTGAAATGCCATTTTCTTTAAAGACAATATTGACTATTTATCAGACACAAAAAAAGACCCCTAAATGGGGTCATATGAATATTAAGTTGTTGTCTTCTTCCTCCTATAATGTTCACTCTCACACTTATAATAGATTCTTAGTTGGATAAATTTAGGATCTTTATATGTGATTGGATTTGGCTTGTTTTTGAATTTGTATTTGGTTGGATTTGAATAGATTAATATGTGATCGTATTTGTGAGGTGTCATAAAAGTAAATAAGGCATCGTTATTTATAAACCCATGCATAAAAAAAGACCCCCCGAAGGAGGTCTTGTAACTTTGTGTATCCGATGGATCACATAAGGTTCTTAACAGTGACTCTTCTGTAGTAACGGTTTCCGTTAACTGTGAGAGCGCCGCTGCCTTGGGTAAGACCCTCAGCGAATGGATTAGCAACCATGCCGTAGCGGGTCTTAAATCCGATTTTGGGCTGGAAGGAGTTCTCGCCGACAGCACGTACCATCTGAAGGGGTACATATGGGCAATAGAACAGACCAGCGTCATAAGGAGAGGTTCCCTTATAACCAACAACGTAGTACTGGTTAGCAGCACTGTTTGCAGAATAAGGATCGATGTAGACGCGATACTTACCTTGCAGAACACCAGCGAAGGTGTTACCAGTGTCATCAACATTCAGGTTAGCGTTCAGAGCAGGGGTGTAATCAAGTACACCAGCCATGGTCAGTGCG